TCTTATACACACCCAAACCGTCGTGACACCGTCCGGGCAAGTCCAATTGCCGTTTGCGGTAAAGCGGATGATCGATTTCATCCGGCTCAGTTCCGACCGGAGAAACTCGGCGTTTATGATTTGTTTGGACGCATCGCCCGGCGCAGGTGTGGAAGTGGTCGGAGTCCCGATAAGCGCCGGGCTGTCGACGCGGGCCAGTTGCATCATGGAACAGCGATTCACTGCCCAGTACGAAGTCCCGCTGGACGCCAGTTCGATCATTTCAAATGGCGCGAGCACCAACGTCAGACCGCTCACGCCCGTGAGGATATTTCCAGACGGAACGGTCAGCGTGACAGATGCGTTCCCTGCGCTGTTTCGGAACAGGAACGTGGTGCCATCTGGCACGGTGGTCGCCGCCGGGAGCGCGATGTTGGCATTGGGCGACGTGATGTTGAACCAGCACCCGTTCTGCGCCGGGCTAACCGAATAGGTGGCAGCCGACACCCCAACACCCACCCCGATAAACTTGCGCGCCCAGTTGCGCACAAAATCCTGCGTTACCAGCTGATTGCCGGCCGTATTCGTGTCCGGCGTAGGGCCTTTCGGCGTGCCTTTGAAGACAGGCGAGTCCGCCGTTAACAGCTCGGTGAACACCGGCCCGTTACCCCCCACCGCAGCGGATGCCGTCCAGGTTTTGCCGTTGGAGTAATCAGTGAAAATACCGCTGTAGCCGTTGGAGTTATCCCGACGACCCGTAATGCACCACATGCCATAACCCGGCGACCCACCGCCCGAATCCAGCGGGACCGTTACGCCATTAGCCTTGCTTGCGCCGACGTTGATATAGCCGCTCCAGCCGCCCGGCTTGGCCCAATCGCTGTTTGACGTCAACACCAGCGCCACAGGTGCGAGCGTGCCGATGTTGTAGGTGCCGAGGACGTTCCACAGCGCCGACATCGTGGCAATTCTGTTGCTGCTATCGACCACCGAAGGCGTAGGCGCGGTGGGTGATCCGGTCAGCGCTGGCGAATCTGTCGGGGCAAACTCGCGCCAGGTGGTCCAGCCACCGGCCGCCTGCGTGCGCCAAAACACACTTGGGTAGCCGCCCGCTCCTGCCAAGGCCGCAAAAATCTGCAGTGCGCCGCCGTTGTTGTAACGCGCGCAAATCAAGGTCGCATTGGCAGACGCCGGGATGTTTAAGCCGGTGGAAGCCATGCGGAACATCCCGCTTAAAGGGGCGTCGTTGGCATCCAGCAGCAGCTGTGCCGAATCAGTTCCGATGCCAAACAACGCCAGCACACCACGAACGAAACCGGTGGTTGAAATACTGTTGTCGTTGTCGGTCAGCGCAGGGGTCGGAGCCCTTGGATCACCGGTAAACACCGGGCTGGCAATGGTAGCCCTCAATGCCAGGGCGTTCATCATCGTGGTCGAGAAATTGGCATCATTGCCCAGCGCGGCCGCAATCTCGTTAATCTGGTTCAGCGTCTCCGGCGCAGCGCCCACGAGGACCGCAAACAGCTGCTGAACAAACGCAGTCGTGGCAATCTGATCGGTGTTGGTCGTCGACGCAGGTGTCGGGGCTTTCGGCGTGCCGGTCAGCACCGGGCTCACCAAATTCGCCTTGGCCGCCAGCGCACTATCGACCTGCGCTTTGGTGTAGACATCCGTCAGGCCATAGCCTGCAACAGTCGTCGGGTTGCTGGCCGCCATGACACGACCGTATTTGTCGACGGTGACACTGCGATACGTGCCCGCCTCCACGCCTGTGCGGCCCCAGGCCATCTCAAAGGCCAACGGGGTGACACCCAGCGAGATCGTGCCGTCCGTGACCAACTGCCAGCCGCTGTCACCGTTGAGCGTACCCTGCTCGACATGCACCAGCAGGCCGGGCGTTACACGCGGGTCAGTGTCCGCGTCGGAAGCCCGAGCCCAAGCGCCCGCCGCCGTCACCCAAATACCGTTTTCTCGGGCGGCCGTCTGCTTGATGACCAGCACACGACGGCCCGCTGGCACCGCCACCCCATCAATGGTCTGCAGGCCGTTCAACGCGAGGTTGGCCGTGGTGGCCACCAGAACGGAATGTTTGAAGTCCTGCCGCGCCAGTTCGCTGGTCACAAACTCCCGAGTGGCCAGCACCACGCTGGGGTCAATTTTCAGCTCGACGCTGGCCGAGTTGCTCACGATCAGGTTCATCCGCACGACCTGCGTGCGGCCCGAACCCTGCGCCAGCAATGGCTTGAACGACGGCGCGCAGTTGGCAATGGCCACCAGATCACCGTCCGCATCGTACAAGCCGATTTCACGAATCCATTTGCCACCGACCTCGGCCGGGATGACCTGCTCAGCGATGATGATCGCCGGGTTGGCAGGGTCTTGCGTAAGCTGATTCAGGGGCGCTCGACGCCATTCGTTGGTGAGCGTTTTTTGATTGGCATCGGGTTGCGGGTCTGCGCCGTTGGCATCCCCGACCCCCATATGGGTGATCTTCCAGGCGATGCCCAGGGCATCGGCATTGGCCTGCTTGGCGACACCTATATTGGTCAGGATGGCGTAGAACTGCGAGTTTTGATCGATCATGAATACACATCCAGGGTGTCAATGGTTGTTTCACGTCCGCCACGCCCGATCACACCGGAAACAACAATGTCTCGCGGTTGCGGTGGGTAAACGTCGATGATGTCGCCCTCCTGTACAGAGGCGCTCAGGTAGGTACTGCCAGTGGTTTCAAGGCTGATGGCAAGGCCGATCAGATGACGGGAGACCGGCTTGGCGTCATCGATCAGCGCCGTCAGCTCTTCGTACATCTGTTCGGTAATGCCGGTGTCCAACACGCCTACTTTCAGCTGGAACGTGCCAGGCACGCCCATCGGGTTGAGCTGCCACCATTCAACGATGTCGATCAGGTAGCCCAAGGGCTCGACCACGCGACGCAGTGCGCCAATCGTGCCTTTGTGGGCATGCACGTAAAACGAAGCCTTGACGGCATTACGCTTGACCAGCTCCGACCACTTCTCGTCCCAGCGGTCAACTGACCACGACGACGCCAAGTGCGGCAGCAGCGCCACCGGGCAGGTGTCCGGGTTGTAAAGTGTGCGCAGGGGAACAGGTGTGGTATCGACTATCGCAGCCTCGATAGCCCGCTCCAGCTGCGTGCTGTTATTGGGCAGCAAACTCTTCATGTCAGTCACCCTTGGTCAGCGTGAAGCCCCTGCAATAAGCGGCCTGGGCCTTGCTGGGCAGAATGTCCACCCAGTCGCCCAGATCGACACGGCGCACGCCGGCGATGTGCAGCTGCGCGTCGATGGCCGAGCGAGCCACCTCAACGCCTAAACGACGTCGGGGATTGATCCAGTCCCTCAAGCGCGCTTCGCACTGCGCCAGAATGGTCTCGTTCTCCGACCCGGTGCCGACCATGTGCACCACAGCACTGATCGTGTACGGCAGGATTTCGGCGGACTGCACAATCAGCCGATCGCCCAGGGGCCGAATGTCTTCATCACTCAGATAATCGCGCACCAGGTCGAGCAACGAAGGCGGCGCAATGCCGGTTTCACCCAAGCCCAGCACCGTAACCACCACCGTCGAGGGTGACGGGCTTTCGGCCGTGGCATCAGCAACCAGACCGGACGCGTTGCGGGCATGCAGGATGTAACTGTTACGTGGCCCGGCCGTGGTCAGCCCCTCATAGACCAACTGGATGCGCTCGCGTAACGCGTCGTCCTCTTCCTTCACCTCAGCCGTGGGGGGAAAGGTCGTCAGGTCTTCGGCCTGAATCACCAGGCGTTTCAGATTGACGTTGAAAGCCAACTGATCAAGGTCAGCTTTACGGGCATAGGCCAGTAGCAGGGCCTTACAACCGTCATTGACGCGGGCACGGTTGCCTATCTTGTTGTACGCACCCAGCTCAATCAGCTTCGTGACTGGGTCGCTTTCCAGCGCGGCGGTCCAGTTGTTGCCCATCCAGCCCCGAAAGATGCCCAGCGCCTCGTCGTAAGTCGCCTCAACGTCGAGGGGTTCCAGCACTTCCGGCGCAGGCAACGCCGACAGATCCACCGCACTCATGCTGTAACCTCCAATGTGACGCTGTCACCCTGATACGCACCTTTCAGGGCGAATGTGATTTGCCCATCGATCACCGCAATAGCGCGCACCGACTCAAGCCTTATCCGTGGCTCCCACCGCCCGATGGCGCGACTGACCTCGGCCTGTACCGCGCTTCGCCAACCGGCCGTCACCGGCAAATCAACGAATCGGGCCAGCTTGCTGCCGTATTCGGGACGTATTCGGCGACTGCCTTCCGGTGTGGTCAGAATGTCCGCAATGGACTGGCGTAAATGATCGAGGCCCGACAGGGGCAAGCCCGTTTGGCGGTCCACTCCGATCATCGTGTTTACTCCAGGGGTTCAAACTCGTTGTGGGCTTTCAGGTAGGCCAGCGCCTCGGCATCGGAGGAGTCCACCGAGGCAACGCCCTGCGCCACCGCGACGACTCTGCCATTGGGCAGCACCAGCGTTCGGGAGGTGAATACCGTGTCCCGGAAGCCGATCTGTGCAGGTTCCGATGCAGGCGATGACGCACGCGGAGCCACGGTAATGACGAGATCCGTAGACGCCGGCTCGGTTTTGGTTTTGCTCATGCTTTTCTCCAGACGCAAAAAACCCGCATAACGCGGGGATGGTCGAAACATTGGGATCAGTGTTTGTGGTGGTTACTGTTGCCCAGGGTGTCGAGGATGGTGCCCATGCCTGTCACGTTGCCGGTGACCACTAGCGGGCCGTCGATTTTCACGTTGCCCGTGAGGTTGATAGACGCTGACTGGACGGTTACTGCATCATCGGTCAGGACCACCGTCGAAGCGCCCACCGTCACGGTGACGGTATAGCTCTTGGCCTGCCCGTCGTAAACCAATGACCCGCCATCGTCGAAGCGCCAGACTTCGACGTGGTCTCGGTTATCGGGCGGCGCGCCTGCATTGCCATAGAGTCCGGGAATAAATGTGCCTTGCGCAGGATCGCCGCTTGGACTCAGTAAAGCTCCCTGCTCGCCAAGCGTTGGTGCGCGCCAGTGCCTGGCTTTACCGGCCGCCAGGCTATGCCAACGAATCCACGCGCTGACCCATTCGCCATCCGAAACACGACACATCGGCGGGGAAGATGTCAGATCAACCGCCACCACATAAACGTTCATGATCAGACCGGCAATCATTCGGTCATGGACTGCCGACGCGTAGCTCATCTTGATCCTCCGGAGTTTTATAGAACTCTTCGTTGCCAGGCCCTACGTCCGGGCTAAAGCCCCAGACCAACGTTCCTGGCGGCTGATCAGGCCACGGCCATTGCTCCTCGCCGAGGTAAATGCCTTGAGTCCACTCAACAACCCACACCGCGTATCCATCCAGCTCTGGGCGTGACCAGTCTTGAGCCGCACGCACCAGTTCGGCCGAGTTAACGGCAAGCCCCCACGTCTGCGCCCGCAGTAACACGCACAACTGCGTTGCTGCAAAGACTGCTTGCTGCTGGCATTGCTCCTGTTCGGCCCCCACGATGACACGCGCTTCAAAGCGAGCATTGAGGGCTGTTTCGCCGGTGCCTTGGTCGATGCCGGGCTCAAACTCCGCCATCTCCAGCAATACTGCCGGGACAGATACTTGCTGAAGCATGTCCGGCATGGTGCCGACGTACTGGAGCCCGGGAATGGCATCCTGAATGTGTTGCTCAATCGCCTGATAAAGTTGATCAAGACTGAAGGTTTGGTCAGACACGGCTCGACCCTCTCAGGTACTTTTGCAGCTCATAGTTGAATTCTTGCTTGAGTATCTCCAGCAGACGCTCGTCAGCACGCTTGATCCAGCTCTCAAAGAGAGGCCGCGCCTCTTCCAGCGAGACCTTAGCCTTCGCCAGTGGAAACCGACTTCCGTTTTCTTCAATAAAGCCGGATCGCCCCTTGCCCTGCTGGGTCTGCGCATAGTCGCTGGCATCGAAATGTTTGCTGGCTGTGCGAATCCAGATATCAGGACTGCCGCCGTAAACTGTCTTGAAGAACGCGCCCTGATACCGTCGCCCTGCTACAGAGACGCCGCTGCGTGTTTGCCTAGCCCGCCCAATACGGCTCGCCGATATCGCGTCCAGACCGAACCAGAGTTTGCCGCGCATCGCACTCCCGCTGGCTGGATAGGCTCGAAGCCGCTGGCGAACCGCCGCGACCGCAATCCGTTCCTGTCGACCGACCTCTCTGGCAATGTGCGTGCGCAGCCAGCGCAGTGTTTTGTTGATGGCACGACGCTGGGCCGCAGCGGCCGCTTTCGGAACCGCCGCCGCGAAGTCCTTGAAGGCATCAAGATCCACCGCAGATGACTGCAGGGTGATCATGCCGTCCTTGGCCGACTGCTTGTAGAAACTGCCTATGCTCATCGCTTTAGCCTCAGGATAAGAGACACCCAGCCTGTACCGTCTGGCTCCAGGCCGACCAGGTCATACCACCCACCCCCATCCTGCTCAGGCAGGTCGATGGAGACGATCTGACCAATCGCTACCCCAGTAGCGTCGTGAACGCGTATCGCGAAGTGCGGCTCCCTGATGCCGGTGTTGATGCGTCCGAGCTTGGGTTGCAGCCACGGGATTGAAAGAAACCCCGCGATATCGCGTTCGTCGACGGTTGCGATATCGCCCAGAGATTCAAGTATCTGGGCGTCCATGTCCTCAGCCAGTTCTCGAAAGCTCATGGTCAGTCACCGTCGGTTTCGTCAGCAGCTTCTTCACGGCTTGCTGACTGAGACTGGATAGCCTCTTGCGCCCGAGGGTCCGTGCTGATTGCAATACGCCCCTCTGCCACCAGCGCATCCTCCATCTCTTTGCTGGCCGGGGTGTATGGGCTGCCTCTGAGGATGATGTTGCGCCCCTCCTGAATGCAGCCATCTACCACTATATAGCCGGGCTTCTTGGCCATCTCACACCACCTTGGCGTAGATGAATGCGTCCGGCTCCAGCAAACCGGCGAGTGCCGCGCTCTGAAGCTTCAACCAGCGAGCGCTCGGCTCCTGGGTCGTCCAGCTCTTGGGGAAACGTGCCGCTTCGACGAGCCCGCTCTCGATGGCTTCCAGATCCTGAATCGCACCGTAAAGCATCGCGTTACGCGTGGACGTCGCGCCCAGAATCAGGCCGCCCGCTGGAATCATGGGCTGCTCATCGCCCTCGTCATCCAGGTACCACTCGTCATAACCGTAAAGGTCGACGCCCGGATCATTCAGGTAGCCCAAATAGGTGACGCCGTCCGGCAGCTCTTCCGGCTTTATCAGGCCCATGTCCACGCGACGGGTGTTCAACTGCTTGATGACCGTCAGGTTGGACTGGAATGCATCAAGCGCCTCACCGCTCAGCGCAGCGGTATTCGCGGTGCGGCCGGAGTCTTTGGCGATTTTGCGTTTCCAGGCGCGCAGGTTGCCAATCGGGTCAGATTTTTCGGTACCCCACTGCCCGGTGGCCAGCGTGATCTTGTGATCGTTAGCCATGAGGAAGTCGATGGTGTCATCAACACCGTCGCCGAGCACCCGCACCTTGCCGGTGGTCAGTGCCTGGGCACACATCCACTCCTCGCGACGAATGATCTCGTCGTCCAGATCGCGCAGATCCTTGCCCAGCATCTGGCCTGCCCGCTCCAATGGCGTCCGGCTGGAGAAAGGGTTATCTCCTGCCGAGCGTTTAAGGACCAGTTCAGCAGTGGTTTCACGCTTGGGCTGGATGTACGGCGGCGCGTAGGAGTCAGTCCGGTAACCGTCACGCAGCGAAATGCTACCGGGCAGGCGCGGATGAACAAACGGTGCCATTTTGCGCTGGCCCTTGACGATATCAATGTCCACCGTTTTGGTGGGGAACGTCACGGGGCTGCCGCCATTGAAGAACGTGTTCAGCAGAAAACGTCGCGCCGTGGGCATCTGCTCTACGGCTTCAAGCATGGTGCGGGTGTCAAAAATATCCATCAGAAGCTCCGATTAACGAATGAACAGGCACAGCGGCCGCAGGGCTGCTTTTGCTTTGGCGAGTGACAGGCCTTCGCCCAACATGAGCTCAGAGCCCAGCACCTCGCCGGTGAGAAGGATCGATGCTGGATAAGCACCGCCGGTGGTGTCTACGTCTTGGTCGAGCACAGCCTTGGGTGCCTGAGAGCCGTTGTCGGCAGCGGCGGCGCTGAGCACGTACTCGCCCGAAGCGTCGACCTGACCGAGCACTGCGCCACGCTTGAGCTTCTGGCCTGCCGCAATGATTCCGGTCTCAATCACCACAGGGAATGCACCTGCCGAGAGATGACTGGGGACGTAGGTCTGACGGGTTGGATTACTCATGATGTTCTCCTGATCAGCGACGCGTAGCGCCCGCGACAATGGCTCCGACTACCGCTTTGCGCTCACCCTGAGCGTTGCCATCGGCGGGTGTAGAAGTAGATGCACGGGTGCTGTCGGCCTTAATGGCGCTCAACGAAATGCCACGGTCCTGGGCAGCCTTGAACAACTGCAAGGCGGTTGCCTCGACCGAGGCCCCGGAATCGATGGCCGCCGTGATTTCGGCCTCGAAGCCCTTACTGGCCAGACCGTTGATGCCCTTGATGCGCTCACGCTCAGCGGTGACCGCCTGCGTGCTGGCTTGCGTACGTGCAGCCTCCAGTTCGGACTGGTTGGCCTGGGCAATCTCGATGGTGTTTGGGTCGGTGCCAGCGGCCAGTGCTTCGCGCAGCTGAGCGGTGGAGTTGACGGTGGTCATAGTGAATGTCCTCGGTTGTGTCGCGGCCGGTTTGGCCAGTTCGGTAATTAGTCCTTCCAGCGAGCCCAGGCGGTGAGCAAGGCCAGATTCAACGGCGGCAGCACCTACGCGCAAGCCGCCAAAATCTCCCATTGCTGGAACAGCGTCGGATGCCACGCCAAGGTTGCGGGCGACCTTGGCCACAAACACCTCGCCCATCGCGTCCACGGTTTCACCGACCTTGGCACGCCCCTCTTCGGTGGCCATGTCCAACCGCTTGTTGGGAGCGTTGCGGCTGACGATCTGGTAACGCTTGCGGCCGCTGCTGGCCTCACCCTCGACCACGGCCTCCACCACAACGCCAATGCTGCCGAGTAACGCCGTCTCATCGATGACGATCTCGCTGGCCGCAGACGCCAGCCAGTAAGCAGCGCTGGCCCCCGTTCCACCGATGTAGGCCACGATGCTTTTGCGCGCGCGTCCCGCATGGATCTGGTCAGCCAGCTCGTTGATGCCCGCCGCCACACCGCCAGGGCTGTCGATATTGAGGATGATGGACCTGATGCTTGGGTCATCCAGTGCCGACTGCAGGTCGGTGGCCAGCACCTGAGTGCTGGTCGCGCCACTGATCTCGGTAAACAGATTGGCGTAGCGAAAAACCGGACCGACCACCGGGATGATGGCGACGCCGTTGCGAACGCTGACCGTGCGGCTGTTCTCCAGCCGGATACCGGTTTTGCTCTCCAACGCACCCGGATCGCCCATGCGGTCGGCAATGGTCAGCAGGTTATCCAGAGCGTCAGGCAGCATCAGCCAAGGCTGCGATGCAGCCAGCTCCAATGCGCGGGGCATGGTTATTCCTCGTTGGATGGTGTGGGGGTCGGGTCGGCGATGACGCCGCCTTTGGGCAACATGTGCAGATTGTCGGAGCGTCGCTGCTCAACTTCGCGAACACGCTGGCGGTAGACTTGCTGCCAGGGCTCGCCCGTCATCGCGGCCGTTTCGAGGGTTTCGTTGCTGACCCCGATTTCGATTCGCTTACCGGCTGCATTGGCCTCTTTGAGCTCATCGATAGCGCCTCGCGCCGGGCCGATCCAGATCCCCTGACAGTAAGCTTTACGCTTTGCAGGGTCCGCGTAACCCGGCAGGTGGATCAGCCCTCTCGCCACCGCCTCATCAATGATCAATTCACGGCTGGGCTGACAGAAGTCACAGGCCAGCCACCAGCGCCGAACGCTGTAGAACCGCCACGCCTGCAGCATCGCAGCGCGAGCAGCGCTGTAACTGCTGCTGTAATGCAGAAGCAACTCCTCCATCGGTTGCTCCAGCGCCGCGCCGATCTCTTTAACGACCGCCGTGAAGAAGGGGTCGAACTGGGCATTGGGTCGAGCCGGATTGGCAACCACCGGCTCCTCGCCCATTCCCAAGTCGACAATGGCACTCTCCCCCAATGCCAGCTCACCATCGTCGGTGGTATCACCACCCGCGCCCTCGTTACCCATGGCGGACATGGGCAAGTTGGAGACGTTGAAGTCGTTGTTCTTTTTGATGAACACCGTGAACATCGCGGAGATAACCGCTGCCATCAACTCGGCGCTGCTGTAGCGCTCCAGCTTCTGGAGCGGTTCCAGCACCGGAGCCAGATAAGGAGCGCCTCGCTTCTGGCCTGGCCTTTCCTTGTCCGACATGACATGCATGACCCGACGTCTGCCGGTCACATCACCGAAAGCAGGCAGTCGCTCCCACGCGAGGTTCTGGCCTGCCAGAAACTCATTGGGATAGCCGTTGCAGACGTGGTACGCCAAGGGGGCTCCCAACCGGTCAAACTCGACACCTTCAACCATGTCCGCGCGGTCCATGCCCCCGTCCGGGTTGCAGACACGATCCGATTCGATCAACTGCAATCGGGTGCTGAAGATGCAGCCGGGACGTTCATCGTCAGGACTGGCGATCAGGACATCGCCGCAAACCATGGCCGATATGAGCACCAGTGCCTGCAGTTGGTAGTGATTGAGCGTGGCTTCGGCATCACACTCGCGAGGGTCATCGGCGTACAGCGACCAGATTCTGTCCAGTTGAGCATTGAGTTGCTCGGCCTGCTGCTCGTCGATGCCGACAGCGATATGATCGATCTGTGCACGACAGACCAGGCCGGTCCCGACCACATTGGTGCGCAGACGGGTGATAGCCGCCCGAGCAATCAGGTGGTTGCGCATGGCATCACGCGACCGGGCTACCAGCATGCGACGCTCGCTGTGGTGCAGATCGCGCCTGGCACTGCCCAATCCCGGAATCCAGCCTGCCATGCTACGCAGCACACGGGATGCACCGCGCCAGCGGGTTTCAACCCCGCCACCGCCACCCTGCGCTTTGGCAGGCGACCCTTCAGACACAGACTTAGCGAGCTTGAGTGCCTCTCGCATCAACAACTCGGCAGGGTCTTTACGGAAAAAACCCATAATCAAATCACCATGTAGGAGATGCGATTACGCCCCCTGCCCTGCAGCGATGCTTGTTCCAGCGCGACCTCTTTGGCGTATTGCTGTTCCAGCAAACGCAGACTGTCGAGCTCGGCCCGATAGATCTCGCGATCCGCTCGCTTCAGCCGCTGACCCTTTTTGAGGACGTCAGAGATCGCCGCCCGTACTTGCTCCAGGCGCATTTGTGCGTCAGTCATGATTGAACCTCTAGTAGCCTGCACGGCTGCGCGTACCACGACCGCGGGCATTCGCTTTACGTGGCACAGGAGTGACGGCCTGCTCGGTGTTGAAAAGAGTGGGTTGCAGCAGTTGTTGCTCCAGCTGATCCCACTCATGTTCGCGTAACAGATGGGTCTTCAAGCTTCTGGCCGCATGCAGTGCATACACTTCGCAGTCCAGCGCTTCGTTACGGCGGCCCGCCTTCTTCTGCCACACCATCTTGCTGGGGTTGCGCGCGTGCGGGGCCAGCACTTCGTTGGTGAGCTGCTCGTAGTAGTCCGAGCGGATCTCGCTGTACCAGTGCATTCGCCCCGGCCCTGCGCCGCTGAGTCGAAGACGTCCGTCGATCAGCGTCTTGGCCTTGTGGGTTCCGACGATGTAGACGCGCAGGCCATATTTCGAGGCCTTGGTGTTGTCCTGGGAGGAGTCAACCGACGGGGACGGCCGGGTAAAGATTTCCTTATCACGGCTGTCAATCGATGCACCTTTGATCGCCATGATGTTGTAGCGCTGCCGATCCCGGACGTACCCGTAGACCGCATCGCTGGTGTTGCCGTCCGAGCTGTCGATACTCACGGCGGAAATGACCAGCTGCGCGCCGCCTCCTGTCGCCACCGGCTTGGCAATCAGCCGATCCAGTTCCTGCCAAACGGCGTCATGCGGATCGATGGGATTGCCATACAACTCGCCCCAGTAAAGTCGCCACGATTCTTCACCTCGGCCCCAGCCGATGATGACCAGCGCCAGCCGGTCCCCCTGAACGTCGACGCCCACCGTAATCAGCAGCACCCCGTTGGGTGCCGTCAGCTCTGCGTAAGGCTCGGCGCGCTTTTCCAGTTCATCCGTTTTGGGCGCATCGCTTTTGTATTCGTAACTCTCCCCCTTGGAGCTGTTGACGAAGGCGATCATCGGTCCGATGTTCCCGTGGGACGCGGCGTGCTCGGCCTGAAGCTTTTTCTCCATCAGCGCCTGGAAGCGCGATCCCCAGAAAGTGGCGTAGAGCTCGTTGAGAATGTAACCGGCAATGCCTCTAAACTCGGCCGTCGCGACCCAGCGGCCGTGCTTGAGGTTTGCGTTTTTCTGGTTGTCATCCCACGAACAGCCGCAATGCGGGCAGGCGTAATACGCATGTTCCGGCCGCTTCTTCCCATACACCTCATGGTGATAATCCGGGTCGTCGGCGCAGAACAGATTGTCGAAGCTCAATGCATGCGACTGGCCACATTCGTGGCAAGGCACAAGCCCTTCGCGCTTGTCCGAGATCTCCAGCTCCGCATCAATGGCCGACAGCCCCTTGATGGTCGGGGTGCCGCCGATGATGATTTTCGAGCGGCGAAACGTCTTCAAGCGTTCCTTGGCCAGCTTGATGCTGTCCCCCTGCCCTCGCAGGTTGAGGTTGCAGTCATCAGGCTCCTCGACAGCGACTCTCGGCACCGGCGTGGACTTCACACTCGCCGGACTGTTGGAGCCCACCATTTTCAGAAAGCCGCCCGGAAAACGCTTGAAGTCCTGACGCTGCTGCAGCTTGCGACTGCGTAGATCGACCTTCTTGCGAAGCCTGGGCGTCGCCTCAATCATCGGCTCAAGCTTCTCGCCCACATACTGCTTGGCGGCTTCTGCTTTGGGAAACAGCACCAGAATCGGAGACGGATCGATGTCGATCCACTTACCCAAGGCGTTACCCAGCACACCCGACGTCCAGGCCACCTGCGCGGACTTGCGCCCTACGATTTCTGTGACGTTTGGATCGTCCAGCGCCTCAAGTGGGCCACCTGGCCAGACCAGATGTGGGGTCACGTCAAACCGGTATTTACCCGGCCGGGCTGCCTCTTCGGCGGACAGCCAGCGATACTTATCCGCCCACTCGATGATGCTCATACGCGGCGGTGGAGCCCACTTCAAACAGGCTTTGTGCAGGGACTCACTCGCCGTCTTCCTCAAGGCCCTCCGGGTATCGCGATTCGTCAGAATCTCCAACTGAGTCAGCATCATTGTCATAGTCCGATAGCCTTCTCAGGATGGCCTCGATGGGCTCACGAATCAGTAGGTCGTCCACCTCTATGCCATACCGGGCTGAAAGCTCAGCGGCGAGCACGTCTGGAAATGTATTGAGCAGTTCGACCTTGGCCGACATGATCATGGCTTCGAAGCGCTGGATCATGTCGGAGGCGATCACCACCTCCCCAAGCTCTTTGGCCAGCGCCAGCTCTTCACGATTTGCCCGGACCCGGTCAAGCCTGTCACGGGACGATTCTTTCTTGCCGTTGAGCGAAGCCTGCTGCATCAACCACTGGACCACCGCTTCGGTGTCGTACTGGTTTTCGTTGCCACGACCCAGACCAAACTCAACCACCGGCATGCCGTCGCTTTGCCACCGGGTCAGGGTGCGTTCGTCCCGGCCAACGATCTCACTCAAGTCGGCCTTGCTGACTTTCCTACCCATACATGACCCTTTAGAAAGACGGACATCCCTGCAAAAAACTCAGCTGCACAAGAACCGCGAGTCCACGTACCCGTGTAGGGAGCCCCCCTCAGGGAGGACCCAAAAAACAGGGGGTTGGTGCGCCCCCCAATGGGGCATGAAGCCCAGTGACCTCGACTACTTGCTCTGGCTGCGCAGGATCTGGGCGTCGACCTGATCGGCGCAGGTGTCGAGCAGCTTGATGGCCTGATCCTTCAGCTCCCAGACGTCGCCGTTCGAACGAAGGTCAGCCTCATCGGCGTTGATGCGTTCGCAAGGAATCAGCTCAGGGGGTTCGAGTCGAACCGCTGACGTTTTTGTGACCACCACCGGCTTTGCCGCACAGGCCGTCAGGCAAAGGCTGAGAAGCCCAATCACGAACCGGCTTGCTGTTGCGCTTGAGGTCTTCAAATTCTTTCCTCGCCTGTTTGGCTTTGTTTTCGCTGGCCTTGATCCGTTGATTCAAGTCCTTCAGATAGGCAGCGTTACGTTGGGCCTCGGCGCGCAACGTGGTGATGGTGGCCTCGCTTTCGAGATTGGCGTCGAGCGCTTTTTTCTTGGCCGTCGCTTCCACTTCCACTTCGCTCCGCAATGCGACGACCCGGTACTGCTGAATGCCGACGAGCAGTACACCCACCAGCGCGATGATGATTGCAGCGGCGATAGCCTTCATAGGGAATCCACCTTCCGGCCTATGAAACGGGCCACCAATTCGCGAATGGCCGTAACGCCAAGAAAGCCAATCGTTCCACCTGCCGCTACCGATAAGCTGGGCGGCCAGGTCATCCACTCAATCAGGCTGGACGCGACAAGACTCAACGAACCGCAGATCAGCGCTTCGAACAAAATCCGGCGCTTACTGGTTTCTTTGGCGTCGTAGAGGATGCGCAGTAGAGAAACGACGATGGCCATGATCATGCCCTGCCACAGTGGATTTGAAATGGCCGCCACGATCCTGGCCCACGTATCTGGTTTGTCGGGCAT